TACACGGCATTAAAACAGTTGATAGTTTATTAAGCTACGACAAGTTGGTGATTCATAAGTATAACAAAATCCTAACTGATTTTAATAAAATAGTTAATTGTTAGCATTATGTGTTTTGAAATAGAATAATACAATTATATTTGCAGAGTTAAATGAGGTTGTAGCCATTTAGCCATCTATCATTAATTTCCATTAGTTAATTAATATAGGAAAAAGCCACAGTTAGCTACAACCTAACCTGTGGTTTTTCCGTTTATAGCCTAACCAGTGCTTAATTGGTTCTAAAAAATATGTCATATCAATTAATATTTTCTTCAACGAGAGAGAGTGAAGAACAAACACAATTAGAATCCTTTGTTAATACAAGAGGAGAGTTAGTAATTAAAATCGAGGGAGATGGTATTCAGTACATTTGTCTTGATAGAGAATCAGCAGTAAAACTTGGCAGAGAAATTCGTAAACAAATTTCAATTATGGACAGTTTTACTAAAGAACCTTTTTAATTATGGCAAAGAACTTTCCATTTTTTAAATTTGTAGCTACCGAGTGGCTTACAGGTGATATTGTGTATGAAGAATTAAGTACGCAAGGTTTATTTATTAATATTTGTGCTTTATACTGGCAAAGAGATGGCAAATTAAGCCTTCAGGATATAAACAAAAGATATAAAACAATTATTGTAGATAATTTAATTGATAGATTTTTTACTGTTATTGATGGTAATATTAGTATTAGCTTTTTAGATGAGCAATTAATTGATGCGGGTCATATTTCAAAAGTTAATAGTGAAAATGGTAAAAAAGGAGCAGAAGCAAAGCGAATTAAAGCGAACGCTAACCGAACGCTTAGCGAACCTTTAGCGAAACCAAGCAAAGAAGAAGAAGAACAAGAAGAAGATATATTACCTAAAAATTTATTTAACTATAAAAAATGTACTGATATAGAGTTTGTACAAGAACTATCAAAGTTTAAAGATTTATATAATAAAAAAACTTTAAATGCTTTTTATATTTATTGGTCAGATAAAAATGAAAAAGGTAAAATGAAACTTGCGATGCAGGATACTTTTGAAATAAATAAAAGATTAGTCACTTGGAAAAATAATGAAATTAAATTTGGTAAATCTGAAACATTAGATGCAAGAAACCCTAAAAACTTACCAATAGAACTATGAAAATAACACGCATAAACGACAAACACATAATGGATGAAATAATGTACTTGCGTGAAAATAACACATCAAATCTATTAAGTACAGGTTTTGAAACATTAGACCAATTTTATAAAATAAGACCAACTAATACAACTATTATTTATGGTTATCCTGCAAGTGGTAAGAGTGAATTTGCCTTACAAATGTTAGTAGGTTTATCTGCAAAAGGGAAAAAACATTTAATCTATACACCCGAAACTGGTAATGCTGCTGAAATATTTTGCGAAATAGCACATAGCTTAACAGGTAAAACATTTGATAAAAGATTTAATAATTATATATCTGAAGCAGAAATTTACAGAGTACAAAACCACATAGCAGAATACTTTACTATTATTGATGATGATGGAATAAAAGGATTAACACTTGAACATTATGAAGAAATAGTAAAAGAAGTTAAAAGGGATGGCAAAGGTTTAGACTGCACGCTAATAGATAATTTTAACGATTTAGAACATAAGACATCGGATTTAAATAGTATTGCATCTTACCTACCTAAATTCATTTTAGATTGGAATCGTATATCAAGACAAAATAAAATACATTCTTTTATGGTTTGCCACGCAAGAAACCCAAACGGACTTAAATCGGGTGAATTACCAAAAGCACCAAGTGTATATGAAATTAATGGTGGTTCTGCTTGGTATGCAAAAGGTCAAAGTATGATATGTGTAAATAGGCAGTATGAAGAAATAAACGGAATAATGAAACAATCTAATACAGTTGATATTGACATAAAGAAAATTAAACCTAAAATAGTTGGCAAACGTGGAACAGTAAATTTAGATTTTGACTTTCCTAAAAAATGCTACTATGAAACTGTAAATGGAATAATTAAAACAGTTGATACTGGCTTTAAAACATCTTACGAAATACCTGCTGAAATAAAAATAAAAATAGGTGAAAAAATAGTAACACAAGCAAACTTTGATTTAAACACAGCACCTTTTTAAATGGAATTAGCAATAAAATTTGGCAAATACATAATGAGCCTAACAAACGAGCAAAGAGAATACTCAACAGTTGAACAACTATATAAAATATTTATGACCTATGAACGAACTTAAACAATTTCAAGATGAGCAGCAAAAGTTAAATGAACTGCGCACAAACGACTATAAAAAGTTAAGATTGATTATGGATGAATATTGTGGGTTTACAAATCTAATGACACAACGTGAACCTAATTATATATCCCTATGGCATTTAACATCGTTTATAGAAGACTTTGAAGCAAAGGTGATACAAAGTATAGGTGAAAGGAAAATAACCGCAGAAAAGCACCTTAAAACACTTTACTTAATCCAACAGCAATATGGCAAATATTATTTTGAATCAATTATCTATCGCCAAAAGGTGCAGGAACTTGAAACAAATCAAATAATATTTATGGAAAGAATAAAGCAATTAGAAAGTGAAATAAAATTATTAAACAACTTAAAAGAATTTTAATTATGAAAAATAAAATATTTAACGAAAACTGTTTTGAAACATTAAACAGGATCCAAGAAAAATCAATAAACTGTATATTGACATCGCCACCTTACAACACTGCGAGGAATACGCAAACAGAAAAATCTATTAAAACACATCAAAATAGATATGATATTCATATTGATAATTTAACAGATTTAGAATATTTAGATTGGAGTGTAGAATTGTTTAATAAATATGATAAAGTATTAATTGACAATGGCACTGTTCTATACAACATTAGCTATTCAAGTGAGAATACAGATTTGATTTGGAAGTTTGTAGGTGAAATAATTAATAAAACAAATTTTACTACTGGCGATACTATTATATGGAAAAAAGATAGCGCATTACCAAATAATACAAGCCATAATAAATTAACAAGAATATGTGAATTTGTATTTGTATTTGTAAGAAAATCAGAATTAGATACTTTTTTTATGAATAAACAAATTACAAAACAATCAGCAAGTGGTCAAAAGTATTATGAAAACAAATTTAATTTTATTGATGCTAAAAATAATGATGCAAGTAATGATTTAAATAAAGCAACTTTTAGTACAGACTTTGCAAGAAACTTAATTAAATTATATACAAAAGAAAATGATTTAATATATGATAGTTTTATGGGTACTGGAACAACTGCTAATGCTTGTATAATTGAAAATAGAAATTATATTGGTAGTGAATTATCAAAAGAACAATGCGAGTATGCAGAAAAAAGGTTAGGTATAATACAATCACAACAAAGACTATTTTAATATAGTTGATAACTTGTTGAATACTTCATAAACAATAGGGTAAACTTTGATGCGCCAATAATGGTAACAATTTGGAACGCATTGAAATAGTAAATGAAATTTTAAATAACCCTGCATACCTTGACACCTGCCGAAAGTTAGACCCAAGTTATAGCGATGATATTTACCAAGAAGTAATTGAACAGATATTAACTATTCCTGCTGAACGATTACCCACTTTAAATTATTTACAGTTCTGGTATTATTGTGTAGCTAAAAACATTATTTCACGTAATGGCAAGTTAGGAAAACTATTTAGTAAAGAAATTCCAATGGATGAATTTATGGAATCTGAATCCGAAAGAATTATAGATGACAGCGATTTAGACTTTAAGAAAATAGAAAACTTTATGCTTGGGTGTAGCGAGTTTGAAAACAGAATCGTGTTACTATATGCCGAACATAAATCAATGCGCAAAATAAGTAAGATAACTGGCATAAGTTATTCAGCATTACGAAGTGTAAAAGAAAAAATAAAAAAATTTGCAAATGAAAATCCTTGTAATCATACCGAGTTATCCTAACATAAGTGGTGTAGACTATCACCGACTATTGCAGCCACATAAACGATTAGCAGAAATGTTTAAGGAAAGTGTGGATATGTATCAAATTAACGAAATAGATAGCGCAACAATAGAGTTCCTGCAAGGCTTTGACATAGTAATAGCAAACCGATTTATATCAAGGGTAAACGGAAACGATGTAATAAGAAAGCTAAAGGATGCTAATGTTCCTTATGTATTAGACATTGATGATGATTACAGGTTACCTAATTGGCATATACTACAACAAGCAGCAAAGCAAGAAAACCATGCAGCTAAAATACTTCAAGCACTACACTACGCCAAAGCAATAACAACTACACACGAATATTTATCAGGAACATTAAAGTACGAAGCAAGCCAACCAAATACTTATGAAATACCAAACGCAATTAATCCTGAAGAAGACCAGTATAAGTTTACTAAAAGAGAACTTGATGTAGTTAAATTTGGTTGGAGTGGTTCAATAACACACTTTGAAGATGTATTACTAATGCACGATGGCTTATATTCTTTATACCATCAAGATAAATACAAAGGTAAATTCCAAGTAGTTTATGGTGGTTTTAGTATTGATGATGATACAAGCAGAGCAATAGCAGGTGTAATGAGTTGTAAGGGCAAAGCAAGTGAATCACAGTTTGCAACTTACCCAAGTGTATCAATAAACGAATATGCAAAGTTTTATGATGAAATAGATGTAAGTTTAATACCTTTAAGAGATAATCGATTTAATAGGCTAAAATCAAACCTAAAACTTATTGAAAGTGGATTTAAAAAGAAAGCCTGCATAGTATCAAATGTGCATCCATACGAACCAATGTTAAACCATAATAAGAATTGTCTTGTAGTTAAACATAAAAACGATTGGTATAAGCACATGGTTAAGTTAATTGAAAACCCTGCAATGATTGAAGATTTAAGTGAACAATTATATTTAGATTGTCAAGTTCAACACATTGATAGAATAGCTGAAGCACGTTACAAGGCTTATAAAAACATTTTAAAATTATGATAGATTTAATATTTTACTGCATAGGAATAGCAATGTTGTTTACTGCATTTTTTAGTTTAACACAAATACCAACGTGGTTAGATTTTAAGCCATTTAACTGCAACGTGTGCCTTTCTTTTTGGATTTGTGTAATAACTATTCAATTTGATTTAATTCACTACACACAAGCATTTGCCATAGCAGGTTATGCAGCATACTTTTCAATGATACTAAAACGAATAATGTATAAGATATGAGAAACTTTGATGAAATTTATTTTACAATGAAAAAGAAAGGCGATAACCGATTTAGCCTTTTAGAATTAGTAAAAATATTTGACAACGAAACAAGTTGGGTAGGTACAAGCCAACAACTATTAGAAATCAAATCATTGAGCCATGAGGTTACTGGCATACGTTCAGGCGATTGTTCTGCTTGTAATCTTGATGCAGTTAAAAATATGGTTAGATGGGTAAAACAAAATGAACCTAATATAAAGATAAAAAAATAATGGCATTAATCGCAATGGCTGTGCATGACACAGTAGAAAACAAAAGAAGTAAATATACATTACAAACACTTGAAAGTTTAGTAAATACAACTGATTTAAATAACCATAGAATAATAGTTATAGATAATAATTCATGTATAGAAACTAAAAATATTTTAGAAGAACACGAACAATTTATAACTGTAATAACCAATACTGAAAACGTAGGTACTGCAAAAGCAATTAACCAAGCATGGGTATATCGTAAACCAAACGAAGTAGTAATTAAAATGGATAACGATGTTGTAATAAATAACTATGGTTGGATAGAAGAAATGGAGTTGGCAATGAAACTTGGTGGCTATGGAATATTAGGTTTAAAACGTAAAGACTTAATGCAATCACCAAACGCAAGTAACCATTGGAAAACTGAACTAAAAATGCTCCCACACGAGAAAGGCGACAACTGGGTAGTAGTAGAAGAAAGTGCAGACATAATGGGAACAGTACAAATGTTTCACCCTGAACTAATAAATAAAATGGGTGGGTTAATGCAAGCAGGAGTATATGGATTTGATGACACATTAGCATGTATAAGAGCAATACTACTTGGTTATAAATTAGCATTTTTACCACATATTGACATAGACCATATTGATGTAGGTGGCGATGCTTACACGGAATGGAAACGCAAATATGCAGGCGAAAAAATGGAAGAGTTTTATAAAATCAAAGATGGATTAATAAATGGAACAATACCAATAAAAGTAGAACTATGATAGTATTAACAGTAGCAGATAATAAAAGTAAATGCTTTCAGTTAGAACGAAGTTTAAATCACTTTGGATGGCAGTATCATATAATTGAAGTAAACCAATGGCAAGGCTTTGCAATGAAACTAAACAAGGTATATGAATACTTAAAAGCAAACCCAACTATTAAAGATTTTATATTTGTAGATGCATACGATACATTTTTTTTAGATACACCTGTAAATACTAAACGTAAGTTATATTGGAATTGCTTGTTTAATTCAGAAGTAAACTGCTGGCCTGATGTAGAACAATTATCTAAATATGAAGAACGTGAGCAATACACAAAACCAAATACAAAATTCAGATTCTTAAACAGTGGTGCTTACTATATGCAGTCAGAAACCTTTATAAAACTAATAGACAAACAAGGAATACACGATAGCGAAGATGACCAAAGAATAGCAACTAAATGGCTATTAGACAATCCAAGCATAGGTATAGACCATGATTGCAGAGTATTTCAAACATTATGTGGAATATTACCCGAAGATTACAAAATAGAAAACAATATATTTATAACTAAAGATAAATTTAAACCAACTATAATTCATGGAAACGGAAAAGCAGACATGAATTTTATATATGAACTAATATGAAAATAGAAACAGTAAAAATAAGCGCAGTAAAAAGCAACCCAAATAACCCGAGAATTATTAAAGATGAAAAATTTAAAAAACTTGTAACATCAATAAAAGAATTTCCTCAAATGTTGGATATAAGACCAATAGTTGTAAATGATGAAATGATAGTGCTTGGTGGCAATATGAGATTAAAAGCCTGTATTGAAGCAGGCTTAAAAGAAGTATCAATAATTAAAGCAAGTGAATTGACACCAGAGCAACAAAACGAATTTATAATAAAAGATAATGTAGGCTTTGGAGAATGGAATTGGGATGACTTGGCTAACAGTTGGGACACCGAGCAATTAACTGAATGGGGTATTGATTTGCCAATATTTTTTAATGATAGTGATGAATTAGGAACTGATTTTAGTTTAGCAGATGGAGATAAAGCACCATTCCAACAAATGACATTTACACTTGCAGATGAACAGGCAATACAAATACAAAACGCAATAGCAGAAATAAAGTTAACAGATGAATATAAGTATGCTGAAACAATGGGGAATGAAAATAGTAATGGTAATGCACTTTATTTAATAATAATGCAATGGGCAGAGCAAAAGAAATAATCGTAAAGGTTATACCAAGTAAAATAGCTAATGAGTTTGTAAAGAAAAACCATTATAGCAATAAAGTAGTGCCAAACTCAACTTTACATTTTGGATGTTTTTTGGATAATCAATTACATGGTGTTATGAGTTATGGTAATTCAATGGATAAATCAAAAGTTAAATTAGCTGTAGAAAATACTGGATGGAATGAGTTTATTGAATTAAATAGAATGGCTTTTGATGATTATTTACCAAAGTATTCAGAAAGTAGATGTATTGCAATTAGTATTAAATTAATTAAAAAAAACGCACCACACATAAAATGGATAGTTTCATTTGCAGATGGAAGTCAATGTGGAGATGGAACAATTTATAGGGCGAGTGGATTTAGTTTAATAGGATGTAAAATAAATAAACAAATATTAGATTGGAATGGTAAGTTAGTTGCTAAAAAAAGTTTAGATAATAAAAATTATCCAAGCATAGATGGTAAATACTTTTCAAGGTATTTAATAGAGAAAGGAGAAGCAAAACCAATAGAGGGACATCAATTAAAATATATTTACCTAATTGACAAAACTTGCAAAATAACAGTTCCAATATTACCATTTAGTAAAATAGATGAAATGGGTGCAGGAATGTATAAAGGGGAAAAGATAACAATGTTAGAAAGAAAATTGAGCGATGTGGTAGATTCGAACTCCAACTCTTAACTGGAATGTTAAGCATGTAACCATTACACTAACATCGCTTATGATTTGACAAACATATATAAACATAAATTACAATAATACACAATATATTAACATGGCATACGACAAGACTAAAATATTTGAACAAGCAAAAGAAGCAATAGTAAAACATAAACTATTCTTTGTTGAAGACATAGTTGCATTTTTACCTTTATCAAAACCTACTTTCTATGATTACTTTAAAATTGACTCTAACGAACTTAACGAGCTAAAAGGATTATTAGAAATAAATCGCACAACTCTAAAGGTATCAATGCGTTCTAAATGGTACACATCAAATGCACCTGCTTTGCAAATGGCATTAATGAAACTTATTTCAACACCTGAAGAACTTAAAAAGCTATCAATGACATTTGTTGAAAGTGAAAACACAAACAGAAATGAAAACTTTGATATAAGCAAACTATATGATAGCAAGGCACAAACCGATTTGGAATCAACTGAATAATGATACTCGTTATTTTATTGTAACAGGCGGTCGTGGTTCAGGGAAGTCTTTTGAGATAGGTAGGTTTGCATCACTTTTAAGTTATGAACGTGGGCATCGAATATTATTTACAAGGCAAACCATGACCAGTGCGCATCTATCCATTATTCCTGAATTCCAAGAAAAAATTGAACTGCTAAATTTAGAACACGATTTTGAAATATTAAAAAGCGAAATAAAGAATAAGCAGTCAGGCAGTGAAATATTATTTAAAGGTTTAAAAACTTCAAGCGGTGACCAAACAGCAAACTTAAAATCATTGCAAGGGGTTACAACTTGGATATTAGATGAAGCAGAAGAATTAGTTGATGAAAAAACATTTGATAAAATAAACCTATCAATAAGGCAAAAGGGAAAAAAGAACCGTATAATACTAATCTTAAATCCTGCAACCAAAGAACATTGGATATACAAGAAGTTTTTTGAGGAACGAGGGGTAATAGAAGGATATACTGGCATACATCAAGATGCAACATATATTCATACTACTTACATTAATAACCTTGAAAACCTTGATGAATCATTCTTAAACGAAATTGAACGAATAAGAGAAAACAATCCTGCTAAATACAAACATATTGTTTTAGGTGGGTGGGTGAATAAAGCAGAGGGTGTAGTTTTTACGAATTGGACATTTGGAGAATTTAACCCACATGGATTACAAACTTCTTTTGGATTGGATTTTGGTTTCAGTATTGACCCAGATGCATTGAGTGAAGTAGCTATTGATAAAGTACGAAAGATAATATACGTTAAAGAACACTTATACTCAAATGGTTTAAAAACCCACGTATTAAGCGGTATATTGAAAGATAGAACACAAGGCAAGGTAATTATAGCAGATAGTGCAGAAGACCGTTTAATAGCAGATTTAAAGCATGCAGGTATAAACATACGAGCAGTAAAGAAAGGAACGATTGAAAGTGGTATAATACGAATGCAAAACTACAATATAATAGTAGAACCAAACAGCCACAATATAGCAAAGGAATTAAACAACTATGTGTATGCAGATAAAGCAAGCCATATGTATATTGACAATTGGAATCACATGATAGATTCAATTAGGTATAACGTAATATTTCAACTTGATAACCCAAGTGCAGGAAGATACGCAACAATGAAAATTTAGCAAAAAAGTAAAAAATTTATATATTAAAGAGAATGAAGTTTGAGAAAATAACCATTAGCCAGTTTATAAAATGCAAAACAATTGCAGAACTTGAAACAGACCCATTGAATCGTAACATTAAATTGTTAGCTGAATTAACTAACAAGACTTTTGATGAAATTGAATCAATGCCAATTGAAGACTTAACAAAAGCATTAAAAGCATTTAGTGAAATAGAAAACCTAAATCCAAACGCAAGAGTTAAAATGGATTTTAAAGTAAAGGGTAGAAGGTTTAAATGTATTTGGCAAACTCAAAAGTTAAAAGCAGCGCAGTACATTGATGCAACTTCATTCTGTAAAGATGAAGCGAATATCATAAACAATATTCACAACATACTTGCAGCGATTTGTGTTGAAAAGAATTGGTATGGTAAGGTAAAAAAATACGATGGTGCGAATCATAAAGAGGTTGCAGACTTGTTTTTAAACCACATGAAAATTGAGCAGGCATATCCTATCATGCTTTTTTTTTGCAAGTTTTACAAGGAATTAGCCGACAATATCCTAATCTATTTGGAATCGGAGGCGGAGAAAGCACTGGAGAAAGTGAAGCCAATACTGGACAAACATTCGAAACTAAATGGGGTTGGATTGTAGCAATAAACAACCTTGCAAACAACGATAGAAGTAAGTGGGAATACTTTGAAGATATGAACATAATAGAGTTCTTAAACACATTAGTATTCTATAAGGATAAAAGTGAAGACGATAAAATAAAATGGCAAGCGCAGCAACGAACATAGGCAATAAGTATGGCAGTTCATTAGATACCTTTACAAAGGATTTAAAGAGTGGTGTTGATGCTGTGTTCTTGAAGTGGGCTGAAGATTCTATTTTAATAATGCGAAAGATTATAACAAGCAAGGCAAGAACCAAACAAGCAAGTACATTAGCGAGTACATTATATCCATTTCCAAAAGCAAACGGCATAGAAATAAAAGGTGAATACTACTGGGAGTTTGTAGACGAAGGAGTTAAGGGTGTATTTAATCAATCAAAAGCACCTAACAGTCAATTTAGTTTTAAGAATTTAGGAGTGCCACCTGATATGTTAAGTAGTTTTAAACAATACATAGCACGAACAGGCAGTAGAGGGTTAAGAAAACAAAAACTAATCAGAAAGAATAAAAAGAAACAAGCAGACTTAATTGAGAAAGAAGCAATGGCAATGGCAGTAGCTACTAAAATCGGTGGAATAAAACCAATGAATTTCAAAGACCCTGCTGTTGGTGCTAAAAGATTAAAGCTACTAAACAAAGCATTGAGTAAAGAAATGGCAGTAAAAATAAAATTAGCAATTATAAAGTAATTATAAAGTAATGGCAATAACAATTATCACATCACCAAACGCATTCATGGCAGCATTTAATCAAGTGCCATACACAGTAAGTTCAAACAACACTGCACAACCTAACTTTAACTTTATAGTTGATGTAAACCAAACAAGCGGAACAGCAAACCCATTAGCAAGGTTAAAATACCCAGTGCAACCAAGTTCATCACAATTAACATTTGATGTCGGTAACGTACTTGAAAACTATGTTAGCTACGATTTTAATAATGTAGTAGGTGATGTTGGAACTAATACTAATTCAAGATTAAAATATTATGTTGAATTTAGAGAGTTGTACGATGTAAGTGGCATACCAACTTTAACAGGTGTATTAGCAACTAACCCAACAGGGCAAAGCGCATCAATATTTAAATTTGCAGCAAACGG